CCGTCAAAGACTTTCAAGAGCTAAAGCGAGCGGGTCTTACCTCATGGGATGAAGCCATTGACAAGGCTATCGACAGAGGCTGGCAGTCCGTGAAGCCGGAATACTTCGAATATCTAATTAAACAGAACAAAACAGCAGAGAAAACCTTTGAAGGGGTTGCCTAGTGGAGATCGTTGAACTCAAAAGACATCTAGCTCCGCACTCTCGATCAATTTGTCGAGACTTGTTTCCAGACGGGAAAGTTGTTGGCGGTAATTTCCGTATCGGCAATGTAAGAGGAGAAGCTGGGGACTCCATGTCCATCAGGTTGGACGGGGAGCGTCAAGGAACGTGGACAGACTTTGAGTCTGGAGATCATGGAGATCTGCTTGACCTTATCCAGATAAACCTGGGCATCACTCTGAAAGAATCGATGGAGTGGTCCCGTAAAAAATTCGGGATCAAAGACACAGTCATCAAAAAGATATCTCCAGTCACAAAAAGCAAGAAGTGGGCAACGCCCAAGCCTCCTAAGCAATCAATGACAGGAGAGCTGCATCCCTTTCTGGAACGGCGGGGGTTCCTATCAAAAGATCTAGGGGACATCTGCTTCAAGTACAAGATCTACGAGACAGAAGAGGTCGGTAAAGGCGTTGATGTTGTCTTTCAGTTGTTTAACTCAAAAGGAAAGCTCAGCTATCTGAAAAGCAAACCAATTAACTACGACGGTCACCCAGGTGCTGCGAACAATTCCGGCATGAAGCCCTGCTTATACGGATGGCACACGCTGGATCCGAACTCGCGAACACTGTGGATCGTAGAGGGTGAGATGGACATGATTGCGGCTCAAGAGCTGGGCTTCCCAGCCCTCTCGATGCCGAACGGCGCGGCGGTCAATGCCAACCCAAAGAACGAAGACTGGATCCAATATGAGTGGGAAGATCTTGAGCGCTTTGAAGAAATTGTACTCGCTACTGATCAGGATAAAGCGGGGGATGAGTGCGCGACAAAACTCAGCGCCAGGTTGGGTGAGAGATGTTTGAGAGTCCGATTTCCGGCAAAGGACATCAATGATCTGTTGCTCGACCATGGCGCTGATACCGCTAAAAAAATATTAGAAGACTGCTACAAAGACGCGAGATGGCAAGACCCCTCGCAACTTCAGAGCGTGTCGAACTTTGCTGATGACATCGACAAATTTTTCGAGGCAGCCGAATCAAACCGCACCGGATTCTCAAGTGGATTTGAAAAGCTAGACAGCCAAGACATCCGCTTCCGCAATGGAGAACTCTGGGGACTGACCGGCATTAATGGTTCAGGCAAATCAATGTGGTTAAACCAGCTTGCTTTGAACGCCATCAAGCAAAACAAAAAAGTCCTGATTGCCAGTATGGAAATGACGCCTCGTTATACCTTGGGCAGGATGATGCGGCAAGTTACTGCACAGAATTTACCGGACAAGGAACTAAGGGGTAAGAGCCTTGACTGGCTCAGTCCTCACCTCTGGCTCTATGTCGATACCCTTACGCCAAAACCAGATGACCTGTTAAAGGTTTTTAAATACGCCTTTCAGAGGTACGGGATCGACATATTCATCGTTGACAGTATGACCAACCTCGTGCGTCACGACAACTACGAAGGTCAACAAAAACTGATGGAGAAACTTGTCAGCTTCAAGCTGGCTTACAACGTCACTGTGTTTTTGGTGACTCATGCTCGAAAAGGTGAAACCGAAGCGAAAGCGCCAGGAAAATTTGATGTCAAAGGCAGCGGTGCAATCACCGATTTAGCCGACGGCTTCATGTCGGTCTGGAAAAACAAAGCGAAGGCGGAGCACCTGCATATCTGCAACCTGACGGGCGAGACGCCAGACGAAGATGTAATCAAGAAGCCAGACATCATCCTAGAGGTTTTGAAAAACAGGCACGGGATGTTCGAGGGCAAGTCTGGGTTCTATTTTGATAACGCGAGCTGCCAGTACGTCGAGCGTCAAGGGTTGTCTCCCACTCCCTATGTAAAACCTAGACGGGAGAAACCATTTTGATAGATCAGGAGTTGTTCGCAAAAAAAATTAGAGAGGCTGGTGCGTCTTGGCAGCAAGCGGAGATCGATCTAGCAAAAGCGGAGGCGGCGGAAAAAAGAATCTTCGCAACACTCCAGCTTACGGCTCAGATTGAGGAAGGTCATAAAACGATTGCCGCACAGTCGGCGTGGGCAGACCAGCAGCCAGAGATGGAGTCGGCGCGGATTCAAAAGGGCGTAGCGAAAGGATCAATCGCTGCTGCAAAAGCTAACTATTTGGCATCTGAAGTGGAATTTAAAACATGGCAAACACAACAAGCAAGCGAGCGAATGGAACGGCGCGTCTACGGGTCGTAGATGACCCGAAGATGCGGGTGCAAATGACCCTGGAGGTCTCTGGATCGACAAAATATTTATCACGAATGCTCAAGCCGGAAAACATTAAGGCGTTCAAAAAGGATCTGCAGGAAGATCTGCAGGGGATGCACGATGTCACTCTTGAGCGGTGTGATGTCACGAACTGGGACATCCGTTGAAGTCCCATAAGGCGACCAAGGATGAGCAAACATGGATGGACAGAATCGAGCAACTGGGATGCTGCGTCTGCTTGCGGGAATTCCGCGTACACACGCCGCCGGAAATCCACCACATCGATGGAAAGGCAAAGCCAGGAACACATTTTTTCACAATCCCTCTCTGCTACCGGCACCACAGAGAAGGAAAAGATGTTGAGCAATACACAAGCCGACACCCTCACAAATTCCAGTTTGAAAAAAGATATGGAACCGAACAAAAACTATTCGAATGGACAAGGGAGCAGATCAATGCCAGACATGGTGAATAGTCCACCTCACTATCTGAAGGAAGGGGAAACAGAATGCATCGACGCCATGGTGCAGGTGTTCGGTATCGATGCAGTGCAACTCTACAGCCGCATTAGCGCCTTCAAATACCAGTGGCGGCAAAACTATAAGCACCCTCAGCCGGATGAGGACATCGACAAAGCGATCTGGTACCTGAGATTCAGTCGAGGAGATGACCCACGCAATGACAAACTCTAGAACAAAAGGACATTCGTTCGAACGGGAGATTGCCAGAGACTTGAGAGAGGAACTGGGCGACATCATCGACACCGACATTAAGAGAATACTGGATCAGACCAGAGAAAAAGAGCTGGGAGATATTGAGGTTGGCGACTTCGTAATTGAGTGCAAGCGGTACGCGCCAATGGCGAGTCCGCCCGACTCATGGTGGAACCAAGCCTGGACAGCTGCGAGCAAAACCGGAAAGCATCCGATACTTGTTTATCGCTTTGACCGGCAACCTAAGTGCTGCGTGGTTCCGCTGTACTTGATCAACCATAGCTATCAGCAGAAAAAACACCTTACAGCAACCCTCGATTGGAGGGTTTTGATGCTAATCATGCGGGAGCACATCAATGGCGACTATCAGATCGTTTTCGCACCTTCATAGTCTTTGCAAAATTTCGGCGGAAAAAGCTTATTACCCCCGAGTCCTTGAAGATCTTCACAAAAACATCGACCGGAAGTGGTGGGACATAGCGGAGAGCACCGTGATTTTCTTCCTGCCCAGAGCCATCCTAGATTTGCCAAGCAAGCGAGAGCGTCGAGCAGCCCTCGATTCAATACCGAAGGACACCAAGGTCACCAACCTTAGACAACTAATGGAAGACGGCATCACTCTGCTTTGGGAGAAGGAACGTGAGCTGGACAAGCGACCTCGCAAGAGGGGATAAGGTCGAAGAGGAGTGGTACCAGAAGCTCTTCTCCATCTTCAAGCAGTGTCAGAAAACCTTTGGCGTTGATTCACGATTCGACATATCAGTACCTGAACTGGATACCACAATCGAGATCAAGCTGGACGAGAAGTCCCAAGATACCGGCAACATCGTCGTCGAGTATCACCATAATAAACCTTCAGGAATCCTGACCAGCGAGGCGGATGTCTGGCTTTTCGCTACGGGGAAAGAGGACATTTGGATCACTCGAAAGAACATATTAAAGATGATCCTGATTGAGGAGTTGAAGCCGACAAGTTTCACCGGACCAGAAGACCGCCATCCTAAAGCCGTCTTCCTGGTTCCGATAGATGTTGTTAGACGTTACTCTACTGCTCCCTGTTGATTTCGGTGCAGCCTCTCCCATCCGTTATTAAAGTCAGGGTGATTAATTATCTCTTCGAAGAGAGATTTTGCAACGCATTTTGACTCTAGCAGACCCGTCCTTTCCCATTCAGAAACGGTTACATTCGGAACGTTGTCGTTGTAGAGAAGAAACGCTGTTTTAAGAGCGCCCTGCAAGGTTTCTTCGGAGATAACCTCGCCCTGAAACAGTTCAAAGTAATGGTCGGGTTTCCCACTGGCTCGATGAAGAGGCACGATATTGTCGCCGTGGTAATGAGCCGCGAAGGAAACTTCCCAATGGATGTTCGCCATCATTCGTCTAATCCCTGTTGATCTGACTGTGTCTCCTTAATTTTCGTCGCTGCTTTACGCAGATAGGCTGAGTCCTGCAGCAGCTTATTAATATGCTGAGGCATGCTCGACGGGATAGTTGATGCTTGTCGGTCCAACCCATCCGCCATTCTGTTCAGAGCGTCGGGTAATTCCTCGTGCTTAATCATTCTGGTCCTCCTTCTCTGCCAGCAACCTGAGAAGTCTTAGTGCTGGCTCACTGATTGGCGCTGAGCCGTCCGACCGGAACCAATGCTCAACCGTAAATTTTGAAACGCCGACCTCGTCGGCAATCTTTTGATTGCTCCAACCGAGCTTAGCTCGAAGCTCTTTTAGCTCTTCACTGCTCACTGCTCATCTCCACGGTCGCGTTCCATGATTGCCTTATCGTATTCTTTGTCCGCCTGATATCTGATATCTGATAACAAGTCTAACTTTAGAAGATTGTTGTTGGCTGGCATCTCGTCAGTCCATACAAGTTTCGCTTCTCCAACTTCTGTATTCGCAACAATTAGCCCGACAAGGTGTGTCGATTCCAGATAAATATCGATCAACTCTTCCTGCAGTCTTGCTTGATCTATTGGCGTGACATTTGTCTCTTCGCTGCTCATAGGTAATCCTCTAGCTTGATATCCTCTACAGGCTCGCCGCCTTCCCACCGAGTTATCGTAACGTCGTAATATTTTTTTGACTTCTCGATAGCGTTATCGATGGTCGGAACGAAGTTGGAGTCGATTTCAAGTTGAGGAGTGCTATCTTCTGGGGTTAGTCGTTCGTTGGCTGGAAGTTGGTAGTGCCTAACCTCGAACATCTCCTCGAACCATTCGACAGTTTTTGTGGTGCCATCGATACTGTCGAACTGGCTTATCTCCACATACCGTTCGCCGCGATCTCCGAGACCGCTACCGACCTCTTCATCGAGATACTTCTCGACGCTGCCATATCCTGAATTAATATAATCAACGTCGATTCTGTCAGGCTTGTGAAGCTCTATAAATCTCTGAGCTGCTTCTTTTAGTTCCATTTGCAACCTCCTATCGGTTTGCATTTATATCCTCAGCGATCTCTCGCCGCAACCGCTGAGCGGTCTCGCGATTAAAAGTTTCGGACAGTTTTATATCTGACACCTTGCACTTTGAGCTAGGCGTCTTCTCGTTCAGGTCAACGAACTGGATCTCGCCCAGGTCGTCGTCCCTAAAATTCTGGTTTGTTCTTTTCACGATTTAGCCTTTTTGATTTTCAAAATTTGCCGCATCTTCTCGACCTCCCGCCGCTGGATTTCCCGCGACCTTTGCTCTCGCGCAGCCTTGCGAACGCCAAACATATCGGGCTGGTTCATGATCAGTCCTTGTAGAATGTCAGCGAGAATGAATAGCTCGCTTCGGTGGACCAGCCGTCACCTTCGATGACCGTAGCAACCGCCCACTGCTCCAACCCGCTCTCCCAAGACACGGTCCAATTAGGATTACCGGAATATTCTTCGGCTGTTTCAGGGTTCCACAAAGAAACATCGTTTCTGTTGTAGCCCAGCTCTCCGGCGAGTTTAAAAACCGCTAAGAAAAACGCAGTCGCCGCACCATGAGGGGTCTTGTACTTCGACGGGTCAAAGTCGATTTCAAAACCATCGTCGCCGGTCTCGTCGAACTCGTAATGTTTAAGGGTTGCGTTCACTAGTCGTCTCCGAAGTAAGCTTCATCAAAAGCGTGTAGGTTAGGCGCTGAACGATGTGCTGGTGCCGCCCTTAGAATCGCGGCGGCGTCTAGCAGGGCAAAAGCTTCTAGCCTATTTCCTTCTGCCCTCTCAAACCATGCGTCATCAGCGCCGCACGGCAGAGGCGGACATGGCATCCGCGAACTCTGTAGAAGGTCTAGACCTCGATCTTCTAGGTCGTCGGCGTCGGGCTTTTGAGGCGCGACATAGTGCTCGTTGACGACCCGATTAACGACCGACTTCTTCGCGCCGTCAGCTCCGAGGAGCACCCGCCACTTTCTCTTATTGGCTGCAGTTTTGTTCCGCTGCTGCCTGATCCTGTGCAGCAGGTTGTGACCACATATTGATTCTTCTATATCCATGCTCAGTTCTCCGATTGAATTAGCAGGTGAGAAGACGGTCTCGCCGCCTTCTTAGCTATTAACTCCAGTATCGTTTTTGGTAGATCAGCTGCAGGTCTCGACGCTTCGCGTCAAATTCCTTGCACTTTCTCAGCGCTACTCCGCTTCGAGTTTTCAGATGCAGGTCGTCATAGTGATCGACGACCCTTCCCAGAAAGATTATTTGCTGCCACATTTCCCGCTGACTCATGACGGCTCCTTTTGATTCCAGTTGATGTAGTGTTTCTAGTGTTGCCATTTTTCGAACCTCCTAGTTCGTTTTTCGTTTCCTGAGTTGTCAGGTGAGAGCAGCCCAGTCCTGAGCCGCTCTGATCTGTCAACTCCTACCTTTCAATGATGTTGTCTACGGTTACCGAGGAAATGCCGTCAGCAAGTGGATATTCTTCATTGACTAAGTCGAGCGCCTTCTCTTCTGCCTCTTCTTCTGAAGTTGCGTAGACCGTCACTACATCTTTTATCGAAACTGTTACCTCGTACTTCATTTTTGAACCTCCTAGTTCGTTTTTCGTTTGCCTGAATTAACAGGTGAGAGCAGCTCACACCCTGGGTCTGAGTTGCTCTGATCTGCTAAATCTCGCCCCTTTCGATCAGACCCTCGACTATGTCGTAGGTATCGTTGAACAGATCCTGAGCCTCGTCGGTAAAGTGAACGTCGCCGGTCGAGCTGGTTGTCCAGACGGGGTCTGTCATCCGCGCTTCAACGAGCAGCTCAGCTATGCTGCAAATCAGTGCTATTTTTTTTGTCTCTTCCATTTTTGAACTCCTAGTTCTAAAAAAATTTTGGGGCGGGAAATAAACACCGCCCCCCAAGTTATGCCGCTTCGCTAGAGCAGCCAGCCATGGATTCGAGGTGCTCGATAGCCTTCTGAGCATCCGCTGCAGCTGACATCAGAAACTTCTCAGGGCTGTCACCCTTGAGCGCTTTAAGCCAGCCCTCGATATAGGCGGCGTGATCCTCACGAGGCGTGATCTCGATACCCAGATCGATGCTCAGGAGAATGGCTCCGAACTCAGCGACCAGTTCCTCCTTAGCCCGACCTTCCTTAGTGTGATATTCAGTCAGCCGGTTAAGCCTCGACTTGTGACCGGTTGCATGAATCGCTTCATGTGCCCAAGTGCTATACAGGCACTCAGTGGGAGACGACGTATCGGTACCCTCGAACAGCTCGCGATTAGGCAGCTGTATATAGTCGCCGGAAGGTGAATAGAACGCTCCACCAGCCGGTGCATGTCGCACCTCGATACCGGTGTCGGTTAAGAACTGCTCAGCTCTAGAGAGCACCTCGGTCTTGTCCACCAAGTTCTCAACTATCGGAGGCAGCCACGGCTCGCCCGTCTCAAAATGCTTAACATCCTGAGCGCGGAAAACTGTAACCGACCCCCACTTGATAAACGCTATCTCTTCGACGCCGTGCTCGTTTTTCTTCTTAACCGGTGCGCGGGTAGTGACGGCGATTCCTTTACCCTTTAAGCCCTTGCAGCTGTATCCCAGCCGCTGCCAACCTTTGAAGGTTGCGACATGGGTCGCACCCAGCATTCCCAGCCACAGGGAATTCCAGCCCCTGTAGACGGTGCCGGTGTCTACGTTCGTGGGGCGTGTGGAAATGTCCTTCCAGCCGTTGGACCAGTTCACACCGTGCTCTTCGATCAACTCGATAACGTGATCGACCATTGCTTGTACTTTCTCGTCTCGTTTGCTCATTCTTCACCTCCTACAGTGATTCGATTTTCTTGATGGTCGAGCGCCAGCGCTGCGATTGTGAGCGCCCTCTCGACCAGTTCACGGTGACCGGAAGGTCTGCCCGTCTCTTCGACCGCATGCTCAGCTGCAGCCCTCACGGCGTCCTTCCAATCACGACTGATCTTGAACGCGACTAACGCTGTTACCGCTATGTCTTCTGCCAGCTTTTCCATTTCCCTCTCCTACGCAGCCAGCGCTGCGTTCTGCCTTTTGAATTGCAGTGCGGCATTGCCCCACTGTTCCGCCATTGCCTGAGCAATGCCGTCATGAAACTTAGATCTGATTTTCCAGCGCTCTTCACTAGGCGGTGCCTTGTGGATGTCATCCCGCGCAGTTGAACCGTCAACCTTTCCGGTCCTTTTCAGGGCTGGCAGATTCTTCAGCCATAAATGCGTCATCTTCTTTTGGTTGTCTTCTGCGTCGTCTGACTGAGCGAAGTGCCACGGCTGCACGGTTGTACGGGTAAAGGTGCCGTCGTTTTTGCAAAGCTTCTCGTAGTCGTCGCCCCAGATTTTCTTTTTGGCGTGTTTATGCATGACCGGATTTTCAATAGCGATCATGGGAACGTCCGCGTCCATGAGCTGGCGGAAAATATCTACGCCCTTGTCGAGGTCGGACCACATGTCTTCTACGGTTTTTCCTACCGGCGGCTTATGCAGCCAGCGAACGCCTGAGTTGCACAAGCGAGTGCATGGCGGATGTCCGACCATGACTAAGTCCCACTCATCCCAGCCGATAACGTCCAGCACGTCACCTTTGAGGTGTCGGTTGGTCGGTGTATCGGCAGGGAGAATGTCGCAGGACCATGCGTCGAAGCCTTCCCAAAAAAATGCGTCCCGAACTGTGCCGCTGGTCTCGCATGCGACTAGAACTTTTAGTTGCTCGCGGTCCACTAGACTTTTTCTCCGCAGCCGCTGCATTCGCTGTAGTAGCTGACGCAGATTTCAGAATCGCAAAATCTGCACTCTTTCCATTCGAGAATTTCAGGCTCGAAGTCGGACCTCTTTTTGTCGAGCAGATCAGCGAAGACCAGCATCGCTGAAAATTGAGCCATGCCGAAAAAGGTGTAAGCGATAACTGCTTCGGCGGTGCCGATACAAACAACAGCGACACCGGCTAACATTGAGACGGCGAAGTTGCCGAACGTCACGTTGCCAAGCAATTTTTTTGAATCCATTCCGAACCTCCCAGTTCTTTTTTCACACTGTCAAAATGACAGATCTGGAAAGGTACTCCTATTTTTTGTCGCTGTAAACACTTTTTTGCATCTTTGAGTGATTTTTTCGGTAAAATGATAAAAACATTGCCTCAGTGGGTAAAAATGGATCAGCAAGTAGCAAGATTAGATCGTATCGAGGCTAAACTGGATCAGTTGACCGAGATGATGGCGGACCTTGCCCGACTTGATGAGCGGATGGATTCATTCGAGCAGAAACTGCAGCGCCATGAGCTGCGTCTGGATCTGATCGAGAACACAACTAATAAGAACACCGAAACTCTAGCCGGTATCGGCGGGAAGGGAATGATGATCGAGCGAGCTGGTTGGATCATCTTCGCAGCTGCCGTCGCATACGCGCAGCACGCCGTCTAAAAAAATAATCGCGGGAAAAAAAGAGAACCCCCCTCAATGCCAGATTACACAGAAGTACATATAGAAGTAGAACCAAAGCTAACGCTTAAACAAGAGAAGTTCATCGATGCCTATATAGAAACAGGTAACGGTGCTGCGGCTGCAAGGCTTGCAGGATACAGCGAACACACGGCGCGTGAGATAGCCTGTGAGAACCTCGCAAAACCTTACATCAAGTCCGCCATTACTAAGAGAAGGAGCGAATTAATGAAGGATTCAGAAACAAAAGTGCTCTCTTATCTGCTGCAGTTGGAGTCGGAAGCTGGCGACAAAGACAACAGTGGCAGCGAACGCATCCGCAGTCTTGAGCTTCTGATCAAAGCCCACGGTGGATTCATAGACCGACAAGAGGTCGCGCACTTCGACGGTTCTTTCTTGGCGGATTTGAGCCTAGACGAGGAGCCAGAGCTTCCAGAATCAGGACCAAAGCCTAATGAAATCAAGGACATACATTAACCGACTGCAACCTTATGTAGGTTGTGTTCTCGCTGGAAGCCTTTAAACATGCGGACATTTCTTTGTTGGATCTTCAAAAAATTGAGGGAAATGGAGCCTTCAAGCCCTCGAATTCACCCAAAAAAGGCAGGGGGAGGGATGCCAGATGGACGATTTTTCCGACCCGAACCCGCATGGCTCCATGACTGTTATCTCTAGAACTAGCACCACTTTTGAGGGGGGCATAGCTTATGAGAGTACCTGAATATGCGACTACCTAATAACAGAAAAGAGGGCGAGTACGACGGTAAAGACCGGCGAGCGGTAGCTTGCGCTAATTGTGGCAAGAACACCTGGGTAGCTGCTGATGAGCTTCACTACTGTCCTCGATGTTACCGGATGGTAGAGGCGCTTTCCAAGAAGAGGGGGCGGTCAATATGAGAGTACCTGCCGGAGCGCTACTCGCAGATGGTTTTGATGACTGCATAACGGGATATGAGGACGGAAAGGTTGTTTACAGCTATGAGTCTTGCGTGAAAACCCTGATGAAGAGCAACGACTGGGACTATAGGGACGCCATTGAGTGGATGGAATTCAATGTTGTCAGTGCTTACATGGGGGAAAGAACTCCTATTTTCAGAGAGGAGAGTCTTGGTGAAGACGTGTGCTCCTAGATTGCCTGTGTTTATAGCTCTATTGCTTTCTGGTTGCGCTAATTATGTCCCTCATGAGGGTCCATGTTCTGTTTGGATCAACGATGTATGTCATTGCAAGGCGAACGCTATGAAGAAGGTTTGGGTATTGACGCCGATGACGGCATCTCGGCTCGAAGAAATTTGCAGGGGACGACCATGAATTTTGAAGACACGCTTCTTATGAGGCTTTTGAAGGACGCTACGGTCATGTACATCACTCCTGGGGAGGACGGGTTTACTGAAGAGACCCACTCAGAGACCAAGCGAAAAGGTGACAGTCCATTAGGTGAAGACAAGCCTGTCATCTATATCAACCCGAACAAGTATAAAACGCCA